TTAAAACTTTACCTTGTTTATCTATAATACCATACTTAAACGCCTCTTGTTTATCAAAAGGTGTTACTAATAATTTCATTATTCTATATGTTATTAATAAATCTATAGCCCTACTTGCCATTATAATTCCTCTAACATCTGTTTAATCTTTCTATCTTCATCAATATCATTTAATTCCTCAGGATATAGATAGTCTAAGTAACTTAAAATTGACTTTAAGATAGGCCAATATACTCTGTCTATCTTAAACAATAATAAAGTAGTAGCAGTATCTGTATTAAAAACATTGTGTAATACTACAATGTGATTAACTGCTAGTCTGACTTTAATCTTATCTGTCAATTCATACTTGCGAAATAATCTTTTTAAATACTTAAACCTTTTTAAATCATCATTAAACTCTACATCTTTTTCAAGTGTAGGGTTATCATAACTTTTCATTGCATAAGTCATCCAATTATCATTCGTAATTGTTTCAAAAACCATAATATACCTTAATTTAAATTATACTAATTTTGCATAAACTTTAGATGAGCCAGTTGATAGTAGTTCATGTTTGATTTCTAGTTTTAACCCACCTTCTTTTTGGTGTGAAATACCATCATCATTTATATCTGAACCATCTGTATCTTTACCGAATCTTCCGCCATGTCTTACGACATCACAAGCATTAGTACCGCTATCACCTTCAAGGTGGCAGTCGAAATGTAGTCCTACTCTAGATAGTTTTTCTTTAAGTTCATCTACTGCTTTTTGTGGATTGATATATTCCCTTTCTGCAATTGAACCTACAAAACCATTAACTACTTTTAATACTTCTTCATCTTGTATGTTATGCATACCCAATTGGCTATCTTCAGCAGATTGGCCATCAACAGTTGTACCTACAGCAGCTGCTGTTTTAGCACCAGCACCGTGATTCTCTGTTACATGTTGTTTAAAAGTTTTCATTTGTCTTCCTCGTTAATTTTAGATTCATCGGCGCTCTCTTCCTTCGCCAATAAATCCTCTTCAAACTCTTTCAAGTTATCTTCTTCTTCTATATGTTTTTTAAGCGACTTCACTTGCCTTGTCTGCCTCTTGTCTTGACTTTGATTTGTTACCTTCTTTCGACATAACTATCAACTTGTCTATTTGTTGAACAGCACCATAGATAGCATTAAGATTACTCTTTAAATTACCTATTTCTTTTTCAACTAATTTTATTTTTTCTTCAGTAGATTTATAATCTTCTTCTAAAGTTACTCTCTCTTCCATTAATAATTTTTCATCAATTGTCTTCGCCATAATTTACTCCTTATAATATAATTTATGATGTAGTATAGCCGTTACCTGCTATAATATTCCAGTTTGAATTTTTGAACAGTACTGTTACAGTCTCACCAGGTGCATTTAAAAGAACATTTGTATATCCTCTTAGATTACTAGGTGTAATTGTAACTATGTTAGTGTTACTTGTAGATGTATTGATAACTGTCTTAACTTGACCGTCAGCGCCATCTGCTAATGAACAGGCACTTGTCGCTGATGTAGCGTCAATCTCTGTTATTGCTGTTGTAACATTGATAGCGATAGTTGTTGAACCATCTGCTGTTCCTGTTTGTGAAGTTTGTTTTAAACCTAACCATGAAGGTATATTATTAAAAACATCTTCAGCAGCTATCTTCTTATTAACTGGTGTTCCTGTTGGGTCATCTACAACATGAAATAAATCTGCTGAAGATAATGAATCACCTAAGTTAGATAATGCTGTTATTTTCTTATCTGCCATTGTTTTTCTCCTATATTAACCCCTTTCGGGAATGCTACTCCATGCATACACATGGACCAAAGTGAGAGAGAAGTCTTCTCGAAAGTTTCCTTCTCTCTCTATCATTATTTATATGTCGTTTAACTACTAAGCGTCAGCTGAGTTAGCTAAACATACTAGTGTTTCATACATTACTCTAGAAGCACGACCGCCTGTACCAGTTGTTTTTAAATTCCAACCAGTGTGGGCACCCTTTTCTTCTTCAGTATCTTTTAGGTTAAATAACCCAACAAATACATCCGTGATAAGGTTGTCTTCTGTTGCATTGTTAAAAAGTTTTCCAGAAGCTGCAGCTCCCATGTTCGCAGCTGTTGGTGCTTTTTGTACTTGTGCCAACGCCCATAAAGGCGCACTAGCGTGTGCATCCGTATTTATCCATCCTGACATAATATTCTCTCCTATAATATTTTTATTAATAGTACTCACAGTTTTAATCTATGATACTATTTATAAGAGATAATGTTTATAAACCTAGTTTTTTAAGTTGTAAAATGGTTGAACCTGTTCTTTTATGTCGTATACCCACACCACCCTTTGCATTAAACTCGGCGATGTTTCTGACATAATCATCTATAAGTACAGTATTTTTCTTTGAATAGATTTGCTTTTGACTTCTTTGTACTAAATGAATTTTAGCACTAGATATTGATAAGTTTTTTGATATCCACTTTCTCTTACCTGCCATACAGTTAGGGTCTGATGATGAGTATGCTGATAAGATTCTTACATCATGTTTTCTAATATAGTTCCATAACATTTTGCCATCACCTTTCCATGGCATAGTTTCCCAAAATCCACCATGAGCTCTGACAGGTTTCCATCTGTCGTTTACACTCAATGTTTGAAATTTAGAAAATGGAAGTTTTGCTGTTCGAGCCCATTGTCTTTCAAAATCACAAAGGACTCCGTCCATATCACAATATATTATCATTATTTATCGTATTCTACTTCAGGTGTTGTATCTACTTTAGTAGCAGGTGAACCTGTCATAGCTTTTTTCTTTCCGTTTTTTCCTTCTTTATCTTCACTTTCACTATTTAATGAAGCACCACAGTTAGAACATTTGTGAGCGTCAGCTGGATTCATATGACCACAGTTAGGACACTTTATTTGTTCTTCACTCAGGCTTTTTTTTTCTTCTTCTACAGGTTTAAAATATGAAGCTTCTGATTCTCTTTTATCTTCCTCAGCAGCTGCCGTATTCCAAACACTGTGTATAGTATCATTTAAAGTTTTAGTTTCTTCTTCTTCAGTTTCTTCATTAACGGATTCATTTACTCTGTAAAAAATCTTTTTTAAATCTTGAGCAGATAGTCCCATTTTATTATAATATTTTTTGATTAAGTCATTTAAACTCATATCAGCGGCGTCTGCCTCAACATCCATAAGAAAGTCTTTTACACCACCTTCTTGTATTTCTGATTCTTCTTTTAGTTTTTTACCACCAGCTGCACCTGTGCCTTCGCCTGGTGTAGTTCTCATATTCTTTGTTTGAATCTCTTTAGACCCTTCGTTTTTTGCCTTATGTTTTTTATCTATATTATTAAAGAAAGCTTTCTTTTCTATATCTGACATAGAACCAACTCCTTTACCAGTCTTTTCAAGTTCTTTCTTAAATAATTGTTTATAGTCTTCGGATTGTTTTCCTTCAGATACTTTTGCCACCATATCTTCAAGACTATCTTTTTTTGTTGTTAAGTATTTTGACATTACTTGTCTCCTTTTTTGTTTAATAGTCTGTCTACGAGATTTCTAGCACCATCGTATCCATCAATGTTTATTTCTTCGTTCTCTTGTAGTTCTTCAATATAAAAATCTGAATAACCTCTTAATTTAATTTTATTACCATATTTTCTTCGTAATGCATTTAATAATCCTTTTTCATCTTCTACTTCTACATCTAGGAATTTTTTGCCATTTTTTTCTCGATAGTCTATATTAGTAATACCATACTTATCGCCTGCCATACTTCTAGTATTATTTACATCATCTATTGCACTTTTTAGTTTACCCATAGATGGTTTGCCGTTTTTATCTAATAATGATTCTTCTAGTTCTTCGTTCTTTTTTAATCTAAAAAGATTGTGTTTAGTTTTCAAGTATGTAGCCTTCTTAGATTCTTTATCTTTAGTTGACTTTTTTAAAACATCTTGAAATTTCTTTTGAGCAGGAGTCAATTTTGCAGACCCTACACGAGTATATTTTTCATTTTTTGGCACACAGTTAGGAACGGTCTTACCACCTTTCATTTTAGTACCGACTTGTTTGTGTGAATCCCAACATGCCTCATTTTCTTCTTCTTTATCTTCAGCCTGTATGTATCCTTTTGACTTGTATTTATCCCATTCAGACTTATCTATAACTTTAACTTTGCCATCTAAAGAAACTAACATTTCTGTTTCTTTATCTTTTAACTGTCTACTTTCTTCTATTGATTCTGAAGCTCTTACTTGTTTTGCCAAGTCAGCGTCTGCCTTACCCCATGTACCAGATGATTTAGTTACAAAAGAATTAACTCTTGCAAATGCCCATTGCTGTTGACCAGCACCAGGTCTATGACCACCTTTCCATGCAGCCATTCCTCTATCGTATACTTTCTTTAATATACCATATGGCATGCCTGTCTTATCTGCCTTGTTTTCTAATCCTTTTATTTTCTCTGTGATGTACTTATTAGTGTCTTCTTCTAGTTCTTCGCCTATAATCTTATTATTGGGCATGATACCTTTATTGTTTAATGTTTTTAAGAAATCAATATGGTCTTGATATGTACCTTTTAAGATATATTCATCACTTCCCATTTTACGAGGGAAAACATGTTTTAATTTCTTACCTGTTTTAGTACCTTTAAGTGTTTGCATAAATAACTGTGGATTTCTCATGTAAGTATATTGAATAGTAATTGGTCTGTCTGAACCTCTTGCTCTTTCAGCAGATGATAAAGACATTTCTTCTAATGATTTATTTTCTATTGGTTCAAAACTTTCTTTTGTAACTCTTACACCAAACTTTGCCTTTACTTTATCTGCAAGGTCATGAGCACCTCTTCCTTCAAACTCTATATTGCCACCAGCGTCATCATCTACATAGTCAATACTTGCTTGTGTTGATGGTGTTCTAGCATATTTCTTAACGAAATCTACGATTGGTTTCTTATCTGAATGTACTGTTGCAAAGTATTCTGTAAGTTCTACTTCTTCTGTCATTAAATATGACTCAACACCTGCTGTACTTTTAAGATTTTTCATTTGTGCATATTTTTTAGCAGCGTCATATGAAGTTTTTGCTTTAACAACTTCTTTACCATGTTTCACATGAATAACTGTGTATGTTCTTTCTTCTTCTTCTTGTACTTCTACTTCTTCTCTAAGTTTATTAATTTCTGCACCTTTCATATTGTGTTTTGAAATAAGTCTTGAAACTGCCAATTGACTAACAAAAGGTATATCTGCCTTAAATAATTGAATTAAAGCATTTTTATCTTTATCAATCTTATCAAATATTTTCATTAAAGGTTCAGGTGCAATTCTTTTACCTCTTAAAGGTTCATACTGTTTTTTAAGTTGAGTAATCATAGCAGGACTAAAGTTTTCATCTATTTCTACTTCTTCTTTCTTAACTTCTTTCTTATCTTGTTTATCTTTTAAATGTTTATGTGCAATACCTATTGTTAGAGGAACTTCGCCTGTATCAGGATTAGGTTCTGGTTTTACAGTAGCATTCTTTTCGTTTTCTAATTCTAATTTTAATCTTTGGACTTCATTCTCTAGAGATTTAACTCTATCTTCGCCAGATGTTTTACCTGTACTACCATGTTTTTCAACATTTCTTTTATTGGTATCTTTCCAGTCTTCTTGGACTTCTCTATATGCTTCTAATTTACTAGCATATTTTTTTGTTATTTTATAACCTACATCATACATTGGTTTGTTGATATAACCTCTTTGTTTTACAAATTTGATAATAGCTTTCATATCATGCATTTCTTTACCAGTACCAAATTGTTTAGCAAGTTCTAATGCATTTTCACTATGTTTGTTATCTTTTTCATTGTCTTTAAAATCAGACATATCAAATCTTTCACCTAAGACTTTCTTAACTGTATCAACATCTAGGTTAAGTTTCTTTGAAATTGTGGCAGCGTTATCACCAGCAAAAGCCATATGATAGATGTCTTTTGTTTTCGCTTCTTGTCTTACTTGTTCTAGTAATTCACCTACTGTTGCTCTATATCTACTCATTTTTTTATTACCCTAATTGTTGGTTTAACACCTAAATCGTGCATATATTTTACAAAGTCTAGGTGGTCATCTTTATCACCTTTCATTTTAATTGTACCCATTGTATTATCTAACTTTTTTAATTGTTTAGCATATTTGTTTGTAGTCATTCTTTTAAGTTTACTAGGGTCACCATATAATGAGTACATAACAACCATTGTTTGGCCAAACTTTTTATTATTAAAATGTTTAGTTAGGTCTGTTAGTTCTTTACCCTCTCCTAAATCTACTTCTTCCTTAAATCTGCCTTCTTTGTTAACCATGTCTGCGACCAGTTTTTCATCTTTACCACTTAAAGTAAATTCACGAAATTTTGCATTTTTAATTTCTGGTGCCCCTCTATGAGTATCTTTATACACATCAATATATTGTTCTGCCTCTGACTTTTTACTACCCTTTGGGTCTGAAATTCTTATGTCTTCTTTAACATCTGCATATGTCATTGGTTTAGGTGGCACTTCTTTTGCCTCTAATCCGTATGATTTATTTTTAAATTCTTTAAATTTCATTAGTCTAAATCTGATACTTTAGTTTTAGCAGTCCACATTCTACACGACCAATAACCTGCTGTAGTTTTATCTTTCTTCTGGTCGCACTTATGTCTTGCCCTAAAGCTCTTTCTCCTTTCTGGGTCATCTCTTTTGATACTCAATCCTGTTGTATCACCAAAAGATACTTTGACCACATTACCTTTATTATTCTTTACATATACATAAAACTTCTTACTACCACCTCTAACTGGGTCGTTAAGTTTTACTTTTTTCCCTTGATATTCTGACTCAGTAATCTCAAGTTCTTCATCAAGATGTGCATACTTATTGTCTTCTGCATACTCTTTAAATGTTTTCATCTTATATTTATCCTTTTCTATATCTTTATTTATACTGTTTTTAGGTGTTCTTAGTTTAGAATCAACAGGTTTCTCATCTGCTGTCTGGCCAGGTGTTATTTCTTTAGTATGATTAGCATAATCTGCCCCTATTTCATATGATTCTTGATTGACTTCACCATACATCTGTTTGTATTTCTTAGTATGTTTAGATGTTTTAGTCTTTGCTGTGTCATCACCAGGCGCTGGTGTCGCTGTATCTGTTGATGTGTCTTGTTTCTTAAAGTGGTCTGCTCTCTTTTGTTTTATATCTTTACTCAATGTCTTGTAGTATTTCTTCGGCTGACTTCCGGGTTCTTTCTTAATATCAGGGTCTTGGTCTAATGTTTTCTTCTCGTTCATATCTCCCTCTGTTACAGCTGTAAAACCATAATCTACATCTAAGTTAAACTCTCTGATTGCAACTTCTTTATCTGCTGAATCAGGTACACAATCATATATCCATGCCTTATGTAAATTTTCTTCTGAATCTTCAAGTACAATATAGTTCGTACTTCTTCTTACAATCTTACCATGTATATCTTCTTTGATATAATGTACTTTGTCATTTATATTAAAGATAACTTCTCTAATATATAAATCTCTCAATTGTTTCTTTTCAAATCCTTCTAAACTTGCAACAGGTTTAAATGAATACCCAAAGTGATTATTTGTATTAGCTGCTAATACTTTTTTAAAGTCTACTCTCATACCTACTGCAACATCTCTAAACAATCCTTTTATATCTCTAAATCCTGATGGTAGACCTTTTGCAAATGATTTGATATCACCTTGTCCAACAGCATTTCTCATTTTACTTGCACTCATACCTGAAGCGCCAGTGGCGTCTGGATCCCTTTCGCCTGCACTTGTTATCTTAATACTTTTAAAGTTATAAAATCCATGTCTTGATTTTACATTGTTATATTGATTTAATATTCTTTTAAAATCTTGTACTCTATCACTACCCACAACCATATTGATATTTGTATATCCCTTGTTAAATAATTCTGTTGCAACATCTAATATCATATTTGAAGAAGGTATTCTAAACATACCTCTATGTTGTGGAAACATCTTTCTCATATATGAAATTTTTTGTGTTACTGTTAAAGGATTACTTTTAGCGTCTTGTGATTTACTTAGATACACATATTTAAAATCACCAGGTGTATTATTAACTTTTGTAATAAGTTTTTGATGACCTGTTGTTGGTGGATTAAATCTACCAAATGTAAACACAGCAGTTCCTTTAGAATATTCTGGTGCCTCTTTAAGAGAATCTATTTCTTTATCTGTAACTTTATCATCTTCTAATATATCTTTTAGTTTTTTATAAAGTTTCATGTAGTGATATTTTTCTAACATCTTATAAATGACATTCTTAGGTAGTTTGTTTTGTTTACCAAACTCTCTAATTTCATCTGGTGTCATTTCTCTACCGAAAATATCTCTCCTATCATTTGTAAGTGTATCACCAATCTCTTTTAGTTTTCTAATTGATTCTTCTATTTCTTCTAGTTTTTCATTGACTAATTCTTGTAGATTTAAAACATCATTATTAGATAATTGTTTTAGTTCTGCATAATCTATGATATCTCTTTTTAGTTCGCCTTTTATAATGTCAAGTTCTTGTACTTGTTTTCTAAAATCAGATTCATATTTTTCTGGTTCAAAAGTATCTTCATCTGGTTTTTTAATCCACTTGTTATCTTTTATAGAGAATATACCATCTGCCTTTTTGTTATTGTTTTCTAATACTTTAGGGTCTGTAATAACATAATAGTTTACAGGATGTTGTGTACCTGGAACATTTTTACCATTGATATCTCTTAGAAGTTTAGAGTATTGTTCTCTCCTTTCTTCTTGTTCATCTTCAGGTACATCAAATAATACATTGATGTCTAAGTCAGCGTCATTACGATATCTCTTTGTAAGTATAGAACCTATTAATGATGTTGATACAATAGGTGCAAGTTCTTCAAACTCTTTAATTTGTTTTGCAATCATATCTAAAACTTTTTGTTTTAGTTTAGGATTTTCAGAATCAGCTTCATCAAATACACCAGGTGCATAATCTTTCCTAGGTATATCAATTACTGATTCTATTAATTCTCTAAAAAATTTCATCTTTTCTTCCTATCTAACTCTCTTTTAATCCATGTCTTTGCAATATAATTATGAGGTTGACTCATAGTTCTTCTAACAATCATATTAGCTCTATTTAAGGTTGTTGTTACTAATTCTTTTTCACTAGCATTATTATCTATTACATAAAAGTTTGAAGCTTGAAATAATCCTTGATATTTTCCCATATTACTTTGTACTGTTTTCCAACTATTTACTGCAATAGAATGGTTTACTGTTCTATCTCTTGCTTTATTTCTTTCTAATGCAACTTCTAAACTTGTATTAACAAATATCATAATAGTTTGATAACCTAAAAACTTAAATAGTCTTTGTTGTCTTGATATTGTACCAAAATCTCTTGCTGTACCATCCATGATACATCCTAGTCTACCTTGAACATATAAATCTAACATACTTGATGTTGTAATTTTTGCCTTCGCTCTTAGTTTATCTCTTTGGTCTTTTTCTGAATCAGGCATTTTTAGAGACAATCCTTCTTTCTCTAACTTTCTTGTTAGAACACTATCTGAGTTTACTACTTTTAATCCTAAGCCTGCAAAAGCAGATTTTGTTACAAAACTTTTACCCGAACCAGGACCACCTGCAAGAAAATATGCCTTGAATATGCCAGGGTCATATACACCTTCTTGTAAGTATTGTTCTCTAAAACCTTTAAATTCTTTCATCTTTATCCTTAATCTGTTTTATAATTAATCTTGCGATATCTTCTATTTGTTCACCACCCTTTGCCTTAATAGTTATAAGTTTATCTTTATAATAATCTATAACAGGTTGTGTTTGTTTTTTATATACTGCAATTCTATTTTTTATAATGTCAGGTTTATCATCTGCACGACCTCTGGACATTAATCTTCTAATGACTTCTTCTTCTGCAACATCTAAATAGACTGCATGGTCATACCCTATGTTTCTGTCTTCCATTTCTTTTACTTGTTCCATACTTCTAGGAAAACCATCTAATACATATCCTCTTTCTGTATCTTTTCTAGATAATCTTTTTTGTAATGTATTTAGTACAATTTTAGTATCAACATAATCACCCTTGTCTAATGCACTTCTAACTTTACGACCTGTTGATGTATCTTGTTTTGCTAAATCTCTCATCATATCACCTGTGTATACATGAGGTATTAAAAATTCTTTAGTTAAGAATTTAGAGTATGTTGATTTACCTGAACCAGGTCCACCTAACATAATGATTCTCATTTGTATTCCAGGTATTTCTTCTGAAAGTTTACACCTTTCTGAAATATATCTTTTAAAACTTTTCATGACCAATCTTTGTCCATTGTAAAGTTTGCACGACTAAATTCTAGTCTGTCTACAAGTTTAACTGCACCGGCACTTCTGTCTACTGCGACAAAACCTTCAGGTGATGTTACTCTATATCCATTTGATGTTTTTAGAAAGTGTCCTATACTTTGTATTTGTGATAGTTTACTTACTAAGAAATTCTTTGCATTTGCTAAACTGACATGACTTGCAATTGCAAAATACAATGCCGTTTGATTTTTATCTATAAATTTTAAATTATCTTTTTTTGCCTGTATAAACTTTTGTTTACCTGCTGTTGTTTTTCTAGCAGATATTTCTGCATTAATAAAACTTTCATAGTACTCTCTAAATTGTCCTTGTAGTGTTTTGACTTTACCCATACCACCTGTACCATTTCTAATTACAGAATTGAAAAATGTTTTTAATCTATATCCTACTGATGTTGAATCACTACTACTCATTTGATTTAACATAGGACCTGCTTTTGATAATGAACCTTGTGCCATTCTAATTAGTCCATCAAATCTAGATAATTCTGATGATGTAAATTTAGATGAGCCTGAAGTGTCTTTATAACCTGCTGAAGCAAGATATACACTTCTGCCACCACCACCTCTTACTGTTCCAAAACCTGCCATTAAACTTTGCATAGTTTTACCTGAATATTTTGTATGAAAGACTATACCAAGTTTTGCACTTGCAATTTTTCTTCCTATACTTGATGATGTAGGCATTGCATATGTAATAGTATTGGGTGTAAATATATACTGACTTTCACCATCTATGGTTGCTGTTTTAACATCACCTGATGTAAATAGTAAATCACCTTGATATACACCACTAGTTACTATTTTTTTTAATTGTGATAAACATATTCTAAGTTTACTTGCAAGTACACCTGAATGGTTTTTGCTAATGTCTGAATTTGTATAATTTATTTTAGGTGTTTTGTTGAATACTGATTTAGTACCCACGAAGAATTTGCCGTTTTCAGGATTAATACCACAGATAACAGCTGGGGCGCCATCCCATTTAACAGTCATATTGACTTTCTTTCTTGATGAACCTTTTAGCATGTTGCGAATTGCAACTAGAAAATTAACTGCATTTTTCCCACCTACTGAACCATTGTCTATAATCTGGTCCTCTAGATGTTCTAAGTGCTTATTCTTTGCCTTAGTCTGGTATCCTTTAAAACTAAACATTTGTCTCCCAATTGTTCCATATATATAACGAATCCATAAATGTACTATTCAATACGACAGTACTATTTATAAACCTTCTACTCTTGTATTATACTATATTTGAGATTAAATGTCAAGCTATTTTTATATTAAAAGCTAGTGATATTCTAGGGATATCTGTCTCATTTTCATCTACCCAATGTTCTATGTGTGCTGGAAACATTATGAAATCATTATCTTTAGGGTAATAGCGGTACCCCTCGGTGCTATATGCATGATAATCTGTGTATCTATGTTCAAACTGTTGTATCATAGGGTCTGGATTTTTAAATCCTATTGCAACTTTCCCATCAGTTTTAATAAAGTATACAGCTGCAAAATCTGTGTTAGTATGTATATGTGGTAAGTTTAGATGACCTTTTCTATTAATATTAATCCAACATTGTAATATTGATATTTCTTTTTCTGGATGATAATTAAATCCATATATCACATCTTTAATTTGAGGTATAAGTAAATCTATTAATTCTTTATATAGTGGTTCTTCTTCTATTCCTATAAAGGGTGTTTGATGACCACCAATATTACTTACATTTCTACCTGATTTAAACTTCTCTTGGTGATATGCATATTGTTCTAATTTGGGAATCATGTGTCTAGTAGAATCTAGATTACATTCAAATAGTGGTGTTTTAAATAAGTCAATTGTGTTCATGTTGGTCTCTCAGTAATGATTTTATATCATTATATACATCTATAATTTCTATATTAAATGCTACTGATATTCTAGGAATATCTGTGTTATTAGATTCTACCCAATGTTCTATATGTGATGGTGTTATAAAAAAATCATTAGTTTTTGGATACATAACTCTTGCACTAGAATTATATTGATTAAACTTTAAACTTTTATAATCATATTGTACTTGATACCTATCTGGATTCTTAAATCCTATTCCTGATTTTTCATCGGATTCAATATAATAAACACATGTCCAATCACTATTAGGGTGTAAGTGTGTATTTAAAAATTGTCCCTTGCGAAGAACATTAAACCAACAGGAATCATCTATTTTAATTTGTAACTTAGGATTATAAAATTGTGTTTCTATTGCTTGTTTTATAGAGGGAAATAATAAATCAACTAACTCTTTATATAGAGGTACATCTTTCATTGTAAAATATGGTGTTGATTCTCCACCAAAACCTGTGTCTTCACATTCTAAATGATATGCACATTTTGTTAGCTCGGGTATTAATTTTTTTGTAGATTCAATGTTAAATTGAAAAAGGGGTATTGTAAATAAGTCAATTGTTTTCATAATATATTTTAAGTAGGAGAGGTCTTAGACAGACCTCTCCCTAGTTTTAAAAACTATTTATTTTTTAGCAGTCCTCATTCCGAGGTCTACATTACCAGCGTCGCCTAGTACATCTCCAACAAAAGGTGTTCCTTCATAACCTACCTCTGTGTTGATTCTACTAGCAATTGCTCTTTCTTCATCAGTCGCAAAGTGTGTATCCCATGCAGCCAATCTTTTTCTCATATACCAATGCCATATTGGTGGTACTAATGCAATAAAGAATACTACAAAGTAACCCCAACCGGTGTTTGGACATCCGACATTTTCGAGTTCCCAAAAATGAGTTTCGCCTCTGTCGTGATGGTCTGCCTGTCTTCCGATTTCAATAAAGAACCAAGAAGTGAAAGCAGTTGAGTTATCCCAATTGTGTCTGTAATCAATTGGTTGGTCTTTAACACGGACAAGACCATAGTGTTCAAGATAGTTAAGTGCTTCTAACTCAAAGTTTGAGATTCCCCAAACTGTTGCGAGTACAGCCATACCTACCCAACCACCAGCAGCAAAAAATAATGCAACTGAAGGTACTGCCATTAGATATCCTCTAATCCAGCGATTTTGCCAAGAAATGAATGATACACCCATTCTTGATAGTCTTTCTTTTTCCATGTTATATAGAAATTTTGATTGACCTAGATATGAAAGTGGGTAATGACCATATATTGTTCTACCACGAGGTGCAGTAGCAGGGTCATCTTCACTTGCAAGTTCTAGATGATGGTTGTATACATGAGCGTAGCAGAAATGTGCTGAACCCGATAGTGCCATCATTGTTCTAGAGATTACGAATCCAAATCCTTTTGTATGACTTAGTTCGTGACCATAGATAATTCCGATACCAATAAAGATACCAGATGACAATGTAGCGCCAATCAAGTTAAGACCAGTTATTCCTTCAGACATAACTAATATGCCTGGAATAATTGTCATAATTGCTTCGCCTTCCATCCCACCTAGTGTCATGTAAGTATTTAATCTCCATGCCATTACTAGTTGAAACAGAACGAATATAGGTAACATGAAGTACATAGTTAAGTTTTGGAAACTTGCCCAACCCAAACTATTGCCTTCGCTATCATATCCTACGCCTGTCGTTTCAAATTTAGTAGCGATATCGACAATTAAACCTACGAATAGTAAAACTACTCCTAGCCATGCCATTATGCCACCTATTAAGACACCTGCTCCAGCAACTATGATTAACACAGGTGCTAATAGGTATCTAAGGTTTAATAAAATGTTTCCCATTTGATTATCCTCCTATCAAATAGTTAATTGTTATACTCACAGTATATCGTAAGGAACAGAGAAAGTCAAGTCTAATTCAACTTTTTCTGAGGGACAATATTATTACTCCGAGTATTCTGTTATTATTTAGTAGTTTGGTAACTTGGGTATTGAATTATTTTCGGTGTTTCA